GTCTCCAGGATATTTGCCGTCTGGTGTTGTTGACTTAATGTAAAGATGGCTAATATCGTAACCACTAAGTGGGACTTCTTTTTCAGCTTCCTTGATAATAGCGTTGTTTACATTTTGATAAGTTTCGATAGTACTCTGTACACTACCGAGGCTAACATTGCCGTTGGTAGGATCCCAATCAGGAGCGTCAACTTTGATATTGTCAAGTATGTCTTTGTACTCTTGACTGTCTGTTAGCGGATTAAGTTTTACACGCCATAAATGTGGCCACCAAGTTTGACTGAATCCTTCAGCGGCATTTTGACAATCACTTACTACGTAAAATCTTTTAAGCGCAACAGGTAATGTATCATCTAGCGGATAATAATCTAACAGGTGCTGTAGCTCTAGCACGTCACCGTTCATCATTTTGCGGCCCAGGGTGCTAACCATATCGTTAATATGGAATGTCATGAACAGTGTGCCTGTTTGCAAGAACATGCCAAATTGGCTTAAATCAAACGAAGTATCCTGTACTGTGTAAATTCCACGCATTGGATAAACGTCTGTGTCATACTTGCGGTCTCTGTTCTCCAAGAAGAACAAGTCCTGAATATTCTTTTCGCTTTGATTTGTGTAACTTGGTTCTGAAGGATTTTCGTAAAACTTTATGGTACTGCCACTGAGTAGTGCTATGGTTGTACTATTGTTTAATGTAACGGAAGTTGCATCTTTAGCAATAACTTTTGTATCAGCAGGAATACCTGTACCTGTAACAAACTCACCTAATGAAATATTTGATGTACTAGCAAACTCTAATACTGCACTAGCCGAAGATTGAGTTGCATTGGTTATTTTTACTGTGTTCTGTTCTTGTGTGCCAAGATATTTGTGTACGTTTACGCCAGTGCCACCGACAGTGAATTCTTCGCCGATAACACGATCCATAAATTTGTAGTCGTTTGAGTGTTTTCCGTCTTTCCAGAGTGATAACCGTGGCACAATAAAATCCTATAGTATCTAGTATTTAGCGGTATTTAGAACCTGGTGTAAGTTGTTGATTTTACTGGGGGCTTGACTTTAAGGATAAATGAGTGTAAAATAGCGTTATAGTTTGTAAATTAGAGGAGCTCAAATATGGCAGTTAAGACTAAATCTAAAGGTAAAGGTTTTGATGAACGTGGTACTGGTCCTGAGCCAGTATGGGATACTGAACGTGCATTAACAATGGACGACAAAACCTTTAGTCATCACATGAATAATAGTTTACGTTATTATGCCTATCACTACAGCACCAAAGATCTTAAGAAGAATGTAGTAAGTTGGATGCAGGACAACGGATATGAAAAAGCTGATATAGATACTTTTATTAAAAGTCCTACAGGCCACTTAGGAATAACCGCATGTAGTCTGGCTACAGCACATAAACGTGGTATGCCTCTCAAAGAAGACGCAATCAAGTTTATCAAAGAACGGATTGAATATGTATCCGAGATAGTTGATACTGATGACTATGATGAAGTAGTTGAACAAAAAGTTACTGCACCAGCACAAGTGAAAACTATACAAGATAGACTACAAGAAAAAACCGATGCCAATCTTGCACACTTTGATGGACTGGTTGACGAGTTGGTCGGTGGTAACAAGGTTGACCCGAAAGCATTTGAATACTTCAAAGCCAACAATGTTCCACAAGCCCAATTGAGCAAGTATGCAGAATGGGCTGAAACGTATGTTGCTGAACTTAAAGAAGCACAAGCAGGTCGTGATGAAGATCTTGCAGAGTCCTACAAGCACTACAAGGCCGCAGATTTCAAGCGCATGTATGCTTTCTTTGACAAGTTTGATCAAGCCATAGACCAATATAGACAAGTTAAGAAGCAAACCAAGAAGGCTCGTGTGAAACGTGCGCCTAACAAGGAAAAAGCAGTAAGCAAGATGAAGTACTTGAAAGAAGATAACAATCTTAAACTTGCTAGTATTAATCCTGTTGATATAATAGGTGCGCACGAACTTTGGGTCTACAATGTTAAAACACGTAAGATGTTTAAGTATGTAGCTGATGATATACTTGGCCCCCTAAACGTTAAAGGAACCACGGTTTTAGGCTTCAATCCAGCCAAAAGTATAGGTAAAACGGTTCGTAAACCTGAACAAGTGTTATCAGAGTTTATGAAAGCGGGCAAAGTACAGTTACGCAAGTTCTTAGATGATATTAAGGCTGTGAGTATTCCTGCCAACGGGCGTATCAATAAAGATATACTTCTACTAAAGGCTTTGTAGTCAATATTAGTATCCTGATAAATACTTTACAAGGATATCAATATGGCTGAACAAGATTTATCACCAACATTTTTTGCTAACGGGAATCTAAGGACCGATAGCCTCTATGTGCCTGCTACAGGAACTGGTCACGGGCATGTTAAGTATGACCCAGATGGGAACTTTGGTGACCTAACCACAGCACCAGTAGACGGTACAGTACAACTAAAACGTGGTGAAATTACAGATTACATTAGATTGCGTTTAGCAGATGGTATTGTAGATGTTGAACTTGATACAGAACATTACAATTTAGCTGTTGACCAAGCCGTAATTAAGTATCGTCAGCGAGCTGCCAACAGCCAAGAAGAATCGTATGCGTTTTTAAAACTAAAACCAGAAACACAAGAATATATCTTGCCTAGTACTGTTATGGATGTACGAGCCGCATACAGACGAGGTATAGGTAGCGTTACTGGCACAACAGCAAGTCAGTTCGAACCATTTGCTAGTGGTTATCTTAACACGTATATGCTAGTAGCAGGTCGTGTAGGAGGCTTATTAAGTTATGAACTGTTTGTTGATTACCAAAAGCAAGCAATGAAAATGTTTGGAGGGTATCTAAATTTTACTTACAACAAAACTACACGTAAGTTAACCCTTATTCGTAAGATACCTTTTCAGGGTACTGTCCCTAGAGAAGAAGATATGGAGGATTGTTTACTTCACATATACAACTATAAGCCAGATAGCATGTTGTTAAACGACTATCAGGCTTTTCCGTGGATACAAGAGTATGCTTATAGTTTTGCTAAACGTATACTTGGCGAAGCAAGAGAAAAGTATGCTACAATTGCTGGCCCCAATGGCGGAACCAGTCTGAATGGTGCTAGTTTAAAAGCAGAAGCAAACGAAGAAATGGCATCGTTAGAGCAACAACTTAGAGAATATGTTGATGGTAGTAATCCACTAACTTGGGTGATTGGGTAATGAGAGCAAAAGAATTTATTAAAGAAGATCATAAAAAAGGGCACATATCTAGCAACCTTAAACACTCTGGCACACATGCAGTTGAACTAGGTAACGAACACTACTACGATCATTATAGAATTGGATTAGCAATGGCCGGAAGTCCCGATATACCAACACCAAAATCAGGCCCGGCAGAAGATAATACACACATTTGGATGTATTCAGATGCAGACGAAAAGATTGCTAAAACTGCTATGAAACAGCAAGGAATAAAAGGCAAAACACTTGTGCCCAAAGGTAGTAAAGAGCATCCGATTGTTAACAAACTTAGTCCTGTAGCAAAACCTAAAAAGAACAAATACGGCGTTTAACTTTCCTTCTGCTTGTGTTATAATCTATCTATGATTATAGGAATATGTGGATTCATTGGATCCGGCAAAGACACAGTAGCAAACTATCTAGTGGAAGAACACAACTACCAACGTGACAGTTTTGCTGGCGCACTCAAAGATGCAGTGGCATCTGTATTTGGGTGGGATAGACAACTGCTCGAAGGTGCAACCCCTGAAGCACGTGAGTGGCGAGAACAAGTAGACACTTGGTGGGCAGAAAGACTAAGCATGCCCGAACTTACCCCACGTTGGGTACTGCAATACTGGGGTACTGAAGTTTGCAGGCAAGGATTCAATGATGATATATGGATTGCCAGTTTAGAGCATAGGCTGTTACAGCAGGATAGCGACGTAGTTATTAGCGATGTGCGTTTTCCTAACGAAGTTGATGTGATAAAGAAAGCAGGCGGCAAAGTGTGGTGGGTTCAGCGTGGAGCACTACCAGATTGGTATCCACAAGGCATGTTAGCCAGTAACGGCTACGAGGATGCAGTTAAACAATTAGAAGAACAAAACGTACACATAAGTGAATGGGCTTGGTTGCAAACTGTGTTTGATTTGGTGCTTAACAATAACAGCACTGTAAACCATCTTTACGCTAAAATCAGTAGCCGACTTTAATCAAACTCGATACTTTCTAATTCTATAATAGAACTATAATTTACTATTTCCTCCAATAGTTCTATATTTTCAATCTTCCCTACAACTGGAAATCCTATATACGATTTAATTTTTTCAATACCGTGCTGATCTACAAATGCAGGATCATGTTGCTGAAACTTTTGTATTAGTTGATCTTGTTCACTAAACTCGTCAGTGGATACTGTTATTAGATTAATGCCAGGCTTTACAAAGTCATGAAACTTGCAAGTCTGACTTATGTTGGTAAAATCTTTTTCAGAGTACACCTGTAGAGGACCGTGACCAACATAAGGGTTCTGCAGTCTAAGGTCCCCGATGTCTAATTTAGATTTAAACTCGTAATCTCGCAATGCAAATCCAGTGTCGTTATACCATTCTATCTGCATCCAGCCTATCCTACTAGGTGTAACATTGTCCTGCAATATATGTAAACCGTAGTGTAGATCGTGTATAACATGATCAAGTTCAGCAGGGATACTTTCAAATCCATCCATTAACAGTTGTTCTATGTCTTTATGCAACTGTGTTGTATTCTCTAGCGCAAGTTCTTGAACGTTCCAATTCCACCCAAAGTGATCGTTTGCCTGTTCTGCTAGCCTACTCAAGTAATGTTTTGTGAACTTAGGTCTGTCACGATATACAGGAAACGACCGTTGGTAGTTTGCTTTAACTAAACTGTAGTACTTTTTCCCAACACTAGTATCATCAATATTACATACTAACTGATCAAATTTTTTAAATTTTATTAGGAATTTCATACGTCGTCTATAATAGAACTTTCAACCCAGGTGTTCTTAGTTTGATGTAAATCTATTCTACAGTTTGCACAAACACTTTTGAGATTTAGCCAGTTATTATTTTTTAAGTTTCCGTCAACATAAAAAACAAAAATCTGTTGTTTGTGTTTTGCAGTAAACCTACATCGATCACAAGTTAATTTCTTTTTATATCCAGCTCGTAGCCACCCAGCTACTTGCTTTCCTCTCTTACCTTGGCGAGCACAACCGGCACACTGTTTTCTATAACGGACTTTACCTTTAGAATAGTAGTTTATTGCTACAGGATTGCCGCGACATGTTGGACATAAGGGTCTTTGCATGCTAGTATTTATAAGCAAACCTTTCGAAAGGCATCTTAACTACCCCAAATCTATAGTGTTATTATAAATATAAAAAAGTTTCTTAAAAAGGAAAAGAAAATGGCATTAGTATCCCCAGGAATTGAAATTAGCGTAACCGACGAAAGTCAATACGTTCCAGGTGCAGTCGGAACTGTACCACTTATTATGATGGCCACAGCCCAGGATAAAACAAATCCTTCGGGCACAACAGCCACAGACACAACAGCCGCTAGAGCAGGTAAGTTATTAACCTACACTAGCCAAAGAGAGCTTATAGCCGCAATGGGTTACCCCAGCTTTAAGCAAAGCGCCGCAGGTACACCACTACACGGCGATGAGAGAAATGAATATGGCTTAATGGCAGCCTACAGCGCATTAGGCAATGTTAACAAAATTTTTGCAATTAGAGCAAATGTCGATCTAGACGAATTAGCACCAACAGCAGTTCGTCCAGTAGGTGCAGTAGCCAACAATACACATTGGTTGGATTTAAGTGCAACTACATGGGGCATTTATTCGTGGAATGCAACTACTAATGCATTTACAAACAACACCCCGTTGCTGATCACAAGCACAGCTGATCAAACACTAGTAAGTAGCATCTATGTACCTAAAGCAAGCATTGGTCAAATTGGTCAATATGCTGTATCATTTGGTACAGGAAGCAACGCTAACTTGTTCCTTAAAGCAGGCGGCGACTTGCCATCAGGCGATGCAAAGTACAACACATGGGTACGTTTAGGAACAGATGATTGGGCAACCAGTGTTGCTACAATTAAAGGCACAGCAACTTCACCAACTATTCCTGCAAGTACTCCAGCTGCCACTATCACACTTAACGGTACAACAGTTACTATTGGTAACACTGGTGCTGGTAGAACACTAGACCAAGTTGTTAGCTCAATTAACACTGCCGCAGTTACTGGTGTTACAGCCGCTAACGTGGGCAACAAGTTGTACTTGTATGCATCAAGCCTAGCAGAAAGCGACGGAGCAACAGCAGACGGTAAGATTGCAATTGCAAACGGTTCAGGAACACCTTTAACAACATTGGGTATTACAGCAGGTACATACGCTAACCCACTATTGCTTTACGGTGATTTTGCCGCATATCCAAGTTGGAGAAGCAGTGACACAACACCACGCCCAACAGGTTCAGTATTTGCTAAACTTGGTGCAACTGGTTCAGGTGCTGACCTAGTTATTAAAAAGTATTCAACAACCACAGCAACATTTACCACACAGGCTGCTCCATTCTACAACAAAGCAGAAAATGCACTTTATGGTTTAGACCCAGCTGGTGGTGGAAACGGTATTGCCGCTGGTACACTTTGGGTTGCTTATGATCCACTACGTACGAGCACAGGTGGTTACAAGCCATTTAATCGTAGAGTAGCAGGAAAAACAATAGTAAGTGGTACAGCAACAGCCGCAAATCCATTTACTGCTAGTGAGCAACTTAAGATTGGTGTTACAAGTATTGGCAGTGCTGTGATTACTGAATATACAGTAACATTGTCAGGTACATCACCAGCAAGTTTTGTTAGTGATATTTTAGCACTTAATATTCCAGAACTAGATATTAGTGTAAGTAGCACAAATGTTATTACATTCACTCATATCTACGGTGGTGACATTTACCTAACAGACGTATCAGGTACACCAACAGCAGATGCAGGTTTCTCAAGTAGCACAACAGGTACTATATTATATGCCAATAGTGTTCTTGCGTTGACCAACTGGGAAGCATTAACATACACATATAGTACTACTGCTCCATATCAAGCACCAGTAGATGGCACATACTGGTACTATAGTGATGCCGCTACAGTTGACATTATGATCGCTGATATAGGTGGATGGAAAGGTTATAAGAGCAGTTACTACGACGGATCAACAACTGATGCACGTGGTTATAATCTAAGTCTAACAGATGCAAATGGAGTGCAAGTCAGTGCAACTGAACCAACATTCCAGAGCGATGGTGTTAGCGCACTTGTAGCAGGTGATTTATGGTTAGACAGCAGTGACTTGGAAAACTATCCAAAACTTTATCGTTATACTGGTACTGCTTGGGGATTGATTGACAACACAGATCAAACAAGCCAGAATGGTATCTTGTTTGCAGATGCACGGTGGGATACAGATGGTACTACAGATATTATTACAGGTGCTCTACCGTCAATCACAAGTTTGTTAGCAAGTGATTACATTGACCAAGACGCACCGGACTACAGACTTTATCCACGTGGTATGCTAATGTTTAACATGCGTAGAAGTGGTTACAATGTTAAGCAGTATGTAAGCAATAAGTTTAACGCAACTGCATTCCCGACTTTGCCAGCAGTTCCTGGTGCAGGTAGCAGTTTACCAACTGTTAAGAACACATGGCAAACAGCTAGTGGATTACAAACTAGTGGTGCTATGAATGCAGGACGCAAAGCACAACGCCAAATGGTTGTGGCCGCAATGCAGAGTGCAGTTACAGCAAACACGGAGGTGCGTGAAGATCAATATAGTTTCAATATTATTACAGCACCAGGTTACGAAGAAGTAATTGATGAAATGGTTGCACTAAACAACGATCGCAAAAATACAGCGTTTGTTATTGGTGACACACCATTACGTTTAGCACCAAATGCTGTTGATATTGCTAACTGGAGTAATAATTTAGATGCTACAGGACTAGGAACTGCAGACCCATACTTGGGTGTTTACTACCCAGCTGGTCAAACTAGCGATTTGCAAGGCAACACTATTGTTGTTCCAGCAAGTCACATGGCATTGCGCACAATGATCTTTAATGACAATGTGGCATATCAGTGGTTTGCACCTGCAGGCACAAGACGTGGTCTAGTAGATAATGCTACAAGTATTGGTTATATCAACTCATCAACAGGGGAGTTTGAAACTAATAGTATTAGAGTAGGTTTACGTGACACTCTATATGAAAATAAAATTAACCCAATTACCAATTTACCAGGTATCGGTTTAGTTGTATTTGGACAGAAGACTCGTAACCCAACTACAAGCAGTTTGGATCGTATTAATGTAGCACGTTTAGTTAACTTTATACGAACATCACTTGCAAGAGTTGGAGATGGATTCTTGTTTGAACCAAATGATAAGATAACAAGAGATCAAATCTCAAATATTATTAGTGGCTCACTAAATGATTTAGTTTCTAAACGTGGTCTTTTTGACTACTTGGTAGTTTGCGATGATTCAAATAATACTCCGACACGTATTGCACGTAACGAGTTGTATGTTGATATTGCTATTGAACCAATGAAGGCAGTTGAATTTATCTTCATTCCAATTAGACTTAAAAACCCAGGTGATATAGCCGCAGGTAATTTATAATAGTAGTATATAATGGAGCCTTCGGGCTCCATTAGTAACATGGGTATTTTCGATAAATACTTATAACAGGAGAACATAATATGGCAATATCGTCATTAAACAGATTTACAGTACCTTTGAGTACAGACCAGAGTGCAAGTACTCAAGGTTTATTAATGCCAAAGATGAAATACCGCTTCCGGGCGATATTTGAAAACTTTGGTGTTAGTAGCGAAAAAGTGGAGCTCACAAAACAAGTAGTAAGTATTGCCAGACCAAATCTTAACTTCGACCCAATTACACTTGATGTGTATAACAGTAAAGTTAAGTTAATAGGTAAACCAACCTGGCAGGATATTTCAGTTTCATTGCGTGATGATGCAGGCGGAAACGTTAGTAAACTTGTTGGAGAACAAATTCAGAAACAATTCGACTTTGCAGAACAAGCATCAGCAAGTGCAGGTATTGATTACAAATTTGTTCTTAAGTTTGAAATGCTAGATGGTGGTAACGGAGCCAATGAAGCTAATGTTTTGGAAACGTGGGAACTATATGGTGCATTGGTAAGCCAAGTAAACTACGGTGACATGGACTACAGTTCAAATGATCCTGCCACAATTGATTTAACAATTATGTATGATAACGCAGTCCAGACACCAACTGGTACAGGCGTAGGATCAGCAATAGGAAGAACTTTAGGTACACTAGTTACAGGCGGTGGTTAATATTTAAAGTAGACATCAAGAAAATACCCGGACAAAAAATCCGGGTATTTTTTTGGGATAAATACCATATAAGGCTCTATATATGGCAAATATTTTTGACGGATTTTTAAAACAATTAGGTACTGGCGATACAGTAAAAGACTACAAACACGCCAGTAGACTAATGGTCACTGACAACTATAGGTTGTCTCCTAAGTATACATGGCTATATCATGTATTCTTTGACTTTTCTAGTGTAGCATCGTATGCCAAGACCAAGCAACTAGAAACTGGGATGTTGGTTAAAGCAGTTACTTTGCCACGATACACAATTGATAATACAGAATTAAACAGTTACAATAGAAAAGATATTGTTCAAACAAAATTACGTTATCCTTCAATTGATATTGAATTTCATGACGATTCAGCAGATGTAGTTAGACACTTTTGGTTTGACTACTTAACACATTACTATCGCGACACAGATTTAGGTTATAAGTCATCGTCGGGATCTGAATCGGGCCAAGTAAACAGTGTCTATTATGCAAACTCCAAGTATAGACCGAGGGTAGAGGGCGGAGATGTTTTTGTACCAGGGTTTATGAATGCAGGAGGAACCACAGGGTTAAATGACTTTGGTTATGCCCCGAGAGTCCCATCATCATTTGGTACACCACAATACTTAAATGCCATTAGAGTGTATAGCTTACATCAAAAAAGATTTAGTGAATACACGTTAATTAACCCTATAATTACAAAATTTGAACACGGTAATCATGATGCTAGTCAAAATGCTACATTAAGTCATAGGATGACAGTTGACTTTACAACAGTCTTGTACGCAACCGGAGACGTCAATCCCTCAACAGTAGTTGGCTTTGGTGATTTACATTACGACAAGTCACCAAGTCCGCTTACACCGCAAGGCGGCGGGGTAGAAAGTATATTGGGCCCAGGAGGTTTCGTTAACGCAATTGACACAATACTATCTGAAAGTGGCATAAGTGGGCCCAGGGGAACAGATGCCGCTGGCGTAGGCAGTGCATTGTTTACCGCGTTTAGAACTTTTCAAAATCTAGAAACTAATAATACAGATCTTAAAGGACTTGCTGAAACAGAGCTAACACAACAAATTAAAAGCATATTAAGTGGTCAAGACCCAAGGAATACTGTGTTTGTGCCAAACAATAGTTCTGTAGAATTTAATGATGCACAAACACAAATTAAACTAGACAATCCAACGGCACAACAGAGCAACCCTGGATCTAACAATTTAATAAGCAACGGCATATCATTAGGTGCAATTCCGGATATATTCCAGTCAGTGACTTCACCGATAACAGGAACTCCAGGATTTGGTGCTAGTTTCCCTTTCATAGAAAGTCTTTCTTCATTGACTGGTGACATTGCTGGATCAACCAATCTTAACCAAGTACTAGATTTAGCAAAAAATGCAGATGGATCTTCAGTATCCGCAATCAATCAATCAACTACGCCAGTTAATAGTGGGTTCTTTGGCAAAATAGCATCTGTGGGACAAGATTTAGCTAGTGATGCACAGGCGTTTTTTAGTCAACAAAGTAGAGCTGCCAGCGGCACGACCGAGATAGTGCCCCAACGTCGAAACGCTACAACGTTCACTACAGGCACAAACAC